CTTGGTAGCAGTGAGCCGGTTTATGTCAGAGGCTGGAACGACTGCCGCGCCGCAATGCTGGCTCAACCTGTAAGCCATGGGTGCAAGTGGACGTATGACGCGCACGAATACAAATGGGTTAGCGGGTGCGGCGAAGCATGGAAGTTCTCTGATGGCGGCCCGATCGAAAACAGCGTGAAGTTCTGCCAAAGTTGCGGTAAGCCCGTTTTGCTGGCAGCAGCACCGGAGGGTGGCAATGATGCGTGACCGCACCCCATACACCAGCGATGAATTAGCGGAAATGGCAGAGCAATGCGAGGATTTCTGTCCGCGCAGAGCAGCAACATTTCGCGAGTTGGTTGTACGCAGATCATTTATGGATAAACACCAGAAAGAGAATGCGGACAGCAAACCCAAGGACGAAGAAATCAGTGAATGATATAACATAACACAGCGCCACATCGTGGCGCATATAGCCTGGAGGTTTGTATGTATAGCAGCAGAACTAAACGTTACAGCTTTGGCGCTACGGTATTTTTATGGTTCATCCTTGCGATGAATATTATCCTTCCAGTTACATTAATTTTAGTGGTGACAATGTGAATAACCAACAATACGAAAAAGAATGCGTTGCAAGCGCCTGTTCAGCAACGTGCGGCAAAGGTGAGCCATGCAAGGCTAGTGTAAACATAGTGATCAGTGCATATGGCAGAAGTGAAGTGGCATCAATTGATGAAACAATAAAGTGTGTTGAGAGTTACTTAAGCGAACTGCAATCACGCCGCCGCGAAGTTATTAACCGCTATTCGTTGAACAAGGCTGTGAAAGGGTGTCACGGAATATGATGAACGAATTGGGCCATGCCATGCAGATCACTATGGAAATCTTGCTGGCAGTCAACATCGCCGGATTAATCGCAATAGGCATAGGGACATGCCTGTTTGGGTGGAAGGAATTTCTGATGATGGTGCTGGGTGGGCTATGAAGCAACTATTCGAGGTAAGGTTCGGCAGCTATAGCTGCTATGTGCTCGCCGACGATGACGAACAGGCAAACAATAATGTTGATGGAATGCTCGAAGCAATGTATAACGGTGAGGGAGTTTGGACGACCGGCGACACGTTAACCAAGCCAGTAGATGCCACCGATGAAGCGGTGGCTAAGATGTTGAATGAGTCGAAGCTTACGCACTGAGTTAATTTAATGAGGGGAATGTACATGACTGATTACAGCAAGATGAGTGATTTTGAGATTAACACGGCTGTTGGTTCCGCGTTTGGCTATGCAACTGGCATAGAGCCATGTTTTGAGGTGGTTATTATAAATAAAACAGGCCGTCCATTCGATCCATGCAACAACCCAGCAGACGCATGGCCGATTATTGCTGAAAACAAGATAAACATTGACTTTAGAGACTCACTAAAAGCTGGGCCAATGGCAAGGCTATGCAGAGACAATGCAATATACGCTGTAAATGACAACCCACTCCGCGCCGCAATGATCGTATTCCTCATGATGAAGGAGGTGGGGAATGTTTAAAGACGGGCAATTATATCGATCTAGGTCAGGGCTTCTGCTGGTTGTGGTTGCTTGTCTCGGGCTTGATGCAGTGGTTAGAAGCGCTAAAGGTAAACTGCATAGTGTAATTTATGCTCAAGACCAAAAAGACTTCGAGCTAATAGGCAATAATTTCAAGAGGAAGTATTAACAAATGACTAAAACAGGTAGCGAAGATGAATGGGTTGTTCCTAAGCAAGTAAGTTAGAGGGCAACTCCACATGACGTAGACAAGGCGCGCAATCAACAATTAGACCAGTTGCGAGCCAATGCAAAGGCGCACAAGAAGCATGTTGACAGGTTGAGCGCTAAGATAGGTTTGCTATCAGCAGAAAATGAAAAGCTGAAGAAGAACGCTAAAACCAAGTGGAGCACATTGCTCATCGGTGCTGGGTTTGTTTATCTTTCTGGTTTTCTTCTGACGCTGGGCTTCTTCTCTGCTGTTGGTTGGAGTGAGTTTATTGGGAGGATGGTGCGATGACAAACACACTAACAATCCTCAACATGCTGCGAGAAAAAGGAATCGCAACAGTGCGCACACCATCTGGCATCCAGTTCATGGGCGTAGCGAGAGCAAGCGCACAGGACAAGGCGATGATGAGTCGGATTACACAAACTGAATTAGATGCCGCGCTGAAGTGGCAGAGGTGAGTAATGAGGCTGGGTTCTGACGACATGGCAATAATAGCAGAATACATCAGAGGAGAATCGCCATTTATTCGTGGCCCGATATTCATCGACTTCAATAAACTTGATGAGGCTTTTATGGCTACAAGCAAGCTAATTGCAATGACGGCTATCCTCAAGATGAAATACAGTTACACCAAGCCCTCCAACTGAGGGCTTTTCCATTTCTGGCTATCAGGTGTTATATTATACCAATAGCAGGTAGGGCCTGCGTAAACAGCCAGGGGCTAACATGATCACACTTAACCCTCGACAGGAGGCATTCGCACAAGAGGTTGTGCGCAATGGTGGCGATAAGGTCGCTGCGAGAAAGGCGGCAGGTTACAGCATAAAGATGACGAGCGCCGCTCAATCAGTTGATGCGGACAAGTTATTCAATCACGCTAAAATATCGCTAAGGATTGCAGAACTTCAGGCTGTCAAGATGGAAGTGGCTGAAAAAGAGTTCAGAATCGACGCTGGATACGTTCTGCGGCGATTTAAGGAAATAGATGACCTGGACATACTCGACATCATTGAGGATGACATGAGTGCCTTTAGGCCTCTTAATGAGTGGCCTAAAGTTTGGCGAACTTCAATCTCTGGAGTAGATATGAAGAAGATCATATCTGGTGGCGACGCCCCAATTGAAATGCTGATTGAGAAGATTAAATGGCCTGACAAGCTTAAGAACCTTGAGTTGCTTGGTAAGCACATTAGTGTTAACGCCTTCGTGAAAGAAGATGGTGCTGATAAGAACCAGCCAATCACCAACGTAATTGTCGAGGTTGTCGGTGCAAATAAAAATAACGGCGACTGAACCACAAGCTGAATTCCTTGGCATGGATTGCAAATTCCCCGCTTTTGTTGCAGGTTTCGGGACTGGTAAATCTGAAGTTATGTGCAACTCAGCATTACTTGATAGTCTTGAGGGCGGAAGTAATTCAATGATTGCTATGTACGAGCCTACCTACGATTTGGTAAGGCTTATACTTGCACCAAGAATGCAAGAGAAACTTGGTGAGTGGGGTGTTAGATATAAATACAATAAGGCAGAGAACATCATATATACCAGCACCGGGCAAATGGGTGACTTCATTCTTAGGACCCTTGACAACCCATCAAGGATAGTTGGCTATGAATCATTCAGGGCAAAGATTGATGAGCTTGATACGCTGAAAACTCAACATGCGGCAGAGGCATGGATAAAGATAATTGCGCGTAATCGACAGAAGCCAGATACATATAAACCGATAAGCAATAAGCCACTGAATACTGTCTCAGTATTTACAACGCCAGAAGGGTTTAGGTTTGTACATGATCGCTGGGTTGTTAACCGTAAGCCTGGCTACGAAATGATACAGGCAAGCACACTGTCTAACCCATTCCTTCCAGATGACTACGTGCAAGCATTAAGGGATAGTTACCCTGGCGCATTGATTGAAGCTTATATTAACGGCCAGTTCGTCAACCTTACCTCTGGCACTGTATACTATGCCTATAAGCGTCAGAAGTGCCGCAGCCATGAGAAGATCCAGTCTGGCGAACCGCTCTACATAGGCCAGGATTTTAACGTTGGCAAGATGGCGTCGACGGTGTATGTGCAGCGCGGCAAGGTGTGGCACGCAGTGGCTGAGCTGGTTGATTTATTCGATACGCCCGATGTGATCCGAGTTATCCAGGAACGATTGAAAAATGCCGGGCATAAAATAATTATGTACCCCGATGCCAGCGGCAATAACCGCAAGAGTAATCAGGCGTCGACGTCGGATATCGCCATGCTTCAGCAGGCCGGATTTGATGTTAGGGTTAATGCCAGCAACCCAGCAGTAAAAGACCGTGTATTGGCGACAAATAAAGCGTTAGAATCAGGGCTATTGATGGTTAATGACCACGCTTGCCCGCATACGGCGCGCGGACTTGAGCAACAAGCATATGACAAGAACGGAGAGCCAGATAAAGGCTCTGGCGTCGACCACCAGAATGATGCGACAACATATCCGATCGCTTATGAAATGCCGGTTGTGAAACCAATGATTAATATCCCAATCAGTTTCGCCCTGTGATGCGAGGAAAATAAATGACCACCGGATTCGACACAAACACAGTAAAGACTACGCACCGAGAATACCAGGCTAATTTTGGTAAATGGAAGAAGGTGCGCGATACCATCTCTGGCGAGATGAAGTCGTACCTGCGTAACGTGGGCGCCAATGAGCAAGACAAGGCTTACGGAGAGCAACGCCAGTTAGAGTATCAAGAAGGCGCCATTGTCTACAACTTCACCAAGCGAACGCTCTCTGGCATGGTCGGCAGCGTCATGCGCAAGGACCCTGAGCAGCAGTTCCCGGAGCGAATGGATTACCTGATCAATGACACTAGCGGTTCAGGTGTTGGCCTGTGGCAACATGTGCAAGATACTCTGATGGAGATCGACTCAGTTGGTCGTGGCGGCTTGCTAGTGGATGCCCCAGCAGTAGAAGTGGCTACGATGGCACAACAGAATGCCGGTGAACTTAATCCGATCATCGCATTCTACACAACTGAAAATGTCATTAACTGGAAGTTGAAGCGCGTCGGTTCGGTTAACAAGGTCGTCATGGTCGTTCTGCGCGAGCAGTTTGAGTACAACGAAACGGATGATGAGTTTGTTACTAAGGTCGGGGAACAGTATCGCGTTCTTGATATTGATGAAAATGGAAACTACCGGCAGCGAGTTTACAGATTTGATGATATTGGTGCAATCCAGGATACCGTTGTTACGCTATATCCAAAGCTGAATGGTGTGCCAAAAGGGGTGATTCCATTTACATTCGTCGGCGCCAGCAATAACGATGACACGGTTGATGATGCGCCGCTGCTGCCATTGGCAGATCTGCAAATTGGTCATTTCCGCAACAGCGCAGACAATGAAGAGAACCTCTTTGTTGTGTCTCAGGCCATGCTGGTAATTGCGCCAGGTCAGAACATTAGTCCACAGCAATGGATTGAACTCAACCCTGAAGGCGTTAAGTTTGGCGCCCGCCGTGGCATTAACGTTGGTAATGGTGGCGATGCTAAGTTGGTGCAGGCTTCTGCTACCAACGCCCTCGATCTGGCCCTGACCAAGAAAGAGCAGCAGGCCATTCAGATTGGCGCTCAGTTGATCACGCCCACCACGCAGATCACTGCCGAGTCAGCTCGATTGCAGCGTGGTGCGGATTCTTCTGTTATGGCTACTATTGCGCGCAACGTCAGTAGAGCTTACGAAGATGCGCTAAAGTGGGTTGCGCAGATGCTCGGTCTGCCGGATGCCGGCATTGAGTTCAAGCTGAATATGGAATTTTTCCTCCAGCAGATGACGCCGCAGGAAGCGCAGCAGTGGATGGCGATGGTTCAATCTGGGTTTGTTCCAACCGAGGCGATGTGGGAAGCAATGCGCCGTGGTGGGTGGACAAACTGGACTAACGCTGAGATGAAGGAGAAGATCGAGGCCGCTCCGGTGCAGAGCATTTCTGCGGCCACTCCGGTTGCGGGTGATATTCCTGCCAGTGCCAAGCAGCCTGGTCAGCAGCAGAATAACGGTGAGGATCAGTGATGAGAAAAGCCCTGCAAAGGGCTTAAATTTTAATGCCTTTATAGTATAAATCGAAAATAACTCGCTCAACTTTAACTGTTCCAATCCTATAGTTATCACCAAATATGGCAACGCCGAATAGTTGTGATCTTGTTATTGAACTTTTGCATACCGTCTTAAGTTTCCCATGATGTGAAACTGTATCGCCTGGCTTTATCTCGGATATGTGTACCATCTCTATCTTCATTTTAATGCACCATCAATAGATGGTGCGAATGAAGTTTGCGATCTCTTTTGTTGTGCCATGTGGATTGTTCGTGATGGCTGCATCGAAATGCTTTAAAACCATGTCAGTAACATTTTCCACATTGTTACCCCACTTGATTAAAATATTTGCCACTTTGGTTTGTGTTGTTTTCATTTTTTATGCTCCGATAGTCTATTTCGTCTCGATGGAGTAATATTAACACAAAGAGATTATATTGCAACTTATTTGTTTGGGATTATCCAATGAGCCTAACCTCAGCATTCATCAGTCATCAGATCTGGCTACAGCGCACGGCCTCGCATGAGGCCAATCTCGTTGAGCCATTCATGAAGCAAATCCGCGATGAGATACGCGCAAGCGTGCTTTCATTTGGGGACGATAGCCGAACCGCTGCGCGCCTAAATAAAATGCTCAGAGAGATTGAGGATGTTCTCTACGGCATTACCGGCGCGTGGGATGACAAGCTGCTGGAGGATATGAAGGAGCTTGCCAAGTACGAGGCCGACTGGACTACCCGCACGCTGGCAGCTAACGTCGATGCAAACTTTACTACGCCATCACCGGAGCAGGTTTGGAGTGCTATTAAGTTCCAGCCCCTGGCATTGGATAACCGGCCAGTAGACTTTATCAAATTGCTTGATAACTGGTATGACGTGGAAGTATCGCGATTGGTAACCGGCGTTAAGTCTGGCTTTGTGCAGGGACTAACGACGCGCGACATCGTCAAGCAAGTTGTTGGTGCTGGCGGCCTGACTGATGTTTCTGAACGCAATGCTAAGTCCGTGGTGAAGACGGCGATCAACCATGTGTCAACGGTTGCAAAAGATGCCACTTACGCCAAGAATAGCGATGTGATTGAAGGCTATGAGCTGGTTGTCACGTTGGACAGCAGAACGTCAGCCATCTGCCGTGGCTGGCCTCAGGGTAAGGTTTATCGAATGACTGATGACTATCAGCCTAAGCCGCCATTTCATGTGGCGTGCCGCACTACCACGGCCCCGGTTGTGAGCAGCGAGTTCGATTTCCTTGACGCTGGAGCTAAACGAGCGGCCCGTGGCGCTGATGGTGGTACGCAGGTTGACGCCAATACCAGTTATTATGATTTCCTTAAGCACCAGCCTGCATGGTTCCAGGATGAGGCATTGGGGCCGACGCGTGGTAAGATATTCCGTAATAGCGGAATGAAGCCAGATGAGTTCCGAGCGGCTAGCGTTGATGGATTTGGACGCCCACTGACGCTGAAGGAGATGGCGGAGATGGATAACAAGGTTGCTGATTACCTGGCTAAGATTGGATATGGAGTCAGATAGAAAAGCCCCGCAAGGGGCTTATTTTTGCAATGCAGCTTCGGAGATTCTATTCTTTGCAATCTGGAAATAACTAGCATCCATCTCGATGCCAATAAAACTTCTTCCTGTATTAATACATGCTACGCCAGTAGTTCCGCTACCCATGCAGTTATCCAGAACAACATCTCCTTCGTTGGTGTAGGTGCGAATTAGGTATTCCATGAGCGCGACTGGTTTTTGGGTTGGGTGAACGGTTTTGCCTTCGCTTGGTATAGCTAGGATCGAGCGAGGGTATTTCTCGAATTCCTGGATTGCGTCTTTGTCTGACTTGCCGTAGTTGGTCCCGTTGTTGCCACCCTTTCGGATTGTTGGAACCGCTTTTCTTACAAGGCCCTGCGGGTTGTACGCTGGTAGGCTCTTGTAAAAAACCAGAACGTTTTCGTGGTTTTTCATCGGCTGCACTTTTGCATTCAGGTGGCCGGTTGCCTTTGTCTTGTGCCAAACCCATACATACCGAAGCATACCGATGTTTGACGCGCCCAAAACCTTGTCAAACGGCGTCTGAGCGGTCAGCACAATCGCACCACAGCTTATGCGCTTGTATTCACGCCATAGAGACGGCAAATCAATAACTGAATCCCATTTATTTTGCGTAGTTCCATACGGCAAATCGCAGAGGATAAGATCAATACTATTTTCCGGAATGGCCTTCATAACTTCAAGGCAGTCACCTAAATGCAATTCATAGCTCATACTTATTTCTCCATGTGTCGTTTGTGTAGTAATGTTATCATTAATCGCTGTAATGACAACTAATTTGTTTATAGGGGTAACAATGAGCGGATTTTTCCTGGTAAGTGACGTTCCGGCGCGTCGTGTTGTTCAGTATAAGCGAGTGTCGTCTACTGTTGATGGCGCGATCTACCTGGCTGACGATTCACTGCTTGGTAAAGCAGTTGATGCCATGCCGT